TTTAGCACCGTAGTAAAGCCAAATAATGTCACCCATTTGTCGATCTCGGTGTGAGAGCCGGGCAACTGCGCTATCAATAGCTCCGGCCCACTCATCAGTAATGCAATAGCTCTTGCTCGCCGACACTTGCGGCATTGCCTGACGCATTAGAGCCAGAGTCGGTGAAATGTAGACGGGGACGTCAGCCCCATCCATCCGCCACCAACCCCACTGCTCCAGCAGGTATTCGGTATCGCCCAAAGGTCGGCCTGCCGGCTTTCGAATCATCATGTTCTCAATCCCCTGTGTAGTTCGTTCCGCCGGCACCGCGACGGTTGTTCTTTTGGTAGTACGCGGCCGGGCCAGATATCGATGAGCCCTGCTGGAGCACTTCAATTTCGCGCTGCGCCTGCTGCAATTTGAAGCTCAGCTGGGTAACTAATTCGTCGGAAGAAAGCACCAACCTACTACCAAGAACAACCCAACCTGAGCCGTTGCAAGCAGTACAAATCCGCTCATAACACACCCCTTCTACTACCGCTTTGCCCTTGCAGATTGAGCAAGGCTCCAGCTCGATCCGCTCCCTCTTAATGCCAAGCCCCAGCCCTTTCTGCATGTTTAAATCCTCTTGTAAGATTAATTTCTGTTTTCGGCTTCAGGCCAACCAGCCCGAGGGGTCCAGGGCAACCGGCTTACTCGCGCGTCTTGCTCCTGTCTTGTCCTGCAATGCATCAAAACCCTGCGCGTCGAGCCAGCCGTGCCACCGCTCCAAGGCGTTGCGCTTTACCACCTCGCCCATCGCCTGAAAGTAGGTGCGCTCCAGTTCGGTCAGGGCGTGGTTGAGTAGTAGTTTTCCCACCAGTGAATCGACACCGAGGTTGGCCCAGATGGAAGGCGCCAGTTTGCGCAGGTCGTGACTGGTCCACTCGCCCGCTCCCAATCGGGCAAAAATGGCAAAGGCCTGGCTGCGTGACATCGGGCGCCCCGCACGTGAAGTCGCCGGGAACAGGTACGCCCCGTCGTAACCCTGGGCCCGCTGCTGCGCACGGTAACGTTCCAGAAAAGCCACGGCCTGCGTGGTCAACGGCAACAGGTGGTCGCGCTTGGATTTAGTGTCATCGGCCGGGATGAACCACTCCCCAGCATCCAGGTGGATGTTTTTCCACTTGGCCAGACGGGTTTCGGTGATTCGCGTGGCATGGGTCAGCATCAACACCAGCAGCGTCACGGCCGTCGGTTCCGTGGTGAACGCTTCACTCCATTCGGCCAGCAGGTCCACCACGGCGACGTGCCGCAAGCGCGCACCCTTGGGCTTGATTTTGGCCTTGGTGAAGTGACTGAACGACACCCCGAGCAGTGGATTCACGGTGATCTTTTTCAGCGTCAAGGCGGCGCCGAAGACCACCTTCAGAACGTCCAAAACCGACTTGACGTAGGACAGGCTGTACTCGGCCTGCATGTGCCAGACCAAGTGTCGATCCAAGGTATCGGCATTGAGTTTGCACAAGGGCAAATCCCCCAGAGCGGGAAACAACTGGCAGCGGATCGCCGACAACGACGATCCTCGGCGGCTTTTGGACAAACTGTTATCGGTGTTCAGGCGCGCGGCATACCACTCCAACACCTGCCCGACCCGCTCCCAACCATCCACCGTGGCAGCAGCCGACGGATCGGCCAACAACCGGGCCTGCACTACCGGTAAGCTGTCGAGCATTACCCGCGCTGGCACGTCGGGCCAGTTAGCAGCCTTTTTCCATTTGGCGCCCTTGTCGAAACGCACCAGGTGCCAACTCCCTTTGCTGCGGTCGTGACGGTAACGAAAGCGCAGCGGGTGCCGAGGATCCTTCAGCTCGGTAATGGTCGGGTCGATGGCATGCTGTTTGATGACGGCATCAGACAGTTTCACAGTCAGGGTTTTCAAGGGAGCAGTCATTGGTCATCGCCCCTTTTGCCAAGCAGGTCGACCACTTCAAATGTCGAGGGCCACATCCAGGCGCCGTAGCGCTCGGCCATTGCCTGGTCAACGAACAGCGCCAATGCGTGATCGGGGGTGCTGCCCAAGTCCACCTTGTACGAACAGCAGAACACGGCAAACCGATAGTTTGCCGAATCCGGAATAGCCAGGCGGCGATCAGGCATCTCCGAGCTGATCCCCATGCGCTTGCCCATTAGCCCCCCTTCAGCAGAGATTGCAGGAGTTTGAATTTATCGAGTGCTTCAGCATTGACCTCGCGCTCTGCCTCAACGGACAACGCCACTTCCTCGATACGCGCGGCGAGCTTTTTCATGCGCTGACCGACTTCCTCGGCAAAGCTGATGACCTCGCCAGACAGCACCGCCAATGTATCCAGAGCGCTACCCTCAGGTTTCTTGGTAGTAGCCATGGCCGGCTTGGTATCTTTCGACATGCTTTGTTCTCTCTGGGGCGTGATGGTGATGGCGGTGCGCTGGAAGTGTCCGTTAACGGGTTCGCGAATCAGACCTGCGTCCTTCAACTCACCCAGGCCGCGACGTACGGCCGGAAACTGGGCACCCGTGGTTTCGGCAACCATCAACGAATTGAAAATATCGTGAGCACTCCAGCGCTCCTGGATTGGCACGACTTGAAATACTTTGCGGGCGAGCGACGATTGCCCGGCGAGCATGTTTTGTTGCTTGGCCGCGTTCATCAGAAGCCCTCCTTACCGCGTTGAGATTCCCACTCGAATGCCACACCAATGCAGCTGTTTTCGCGGATGCGGTCGACACAGCGCGCACCAATGGCGTCGTTCAATTCGGCGGGAGACAGGTTGCTGACGATGATCGTCGGGCGGCATTGTTCGTAACGACCGTTGATAATGCTGAACAGGGTGGCCAGTTCGAACTCGCTCTGCTTGGTCACGCCGACTTCATCGAGCACCAGCAGGTCGGCGCCGATCACCTCACGCAAGATGTGCGCCTCGCACTCGCCTGAGCGCTCATTGAACGTCGCCCGGATTTCGCCGATGAGCGTGCCCACCGTGCGGTAGATTGCCTTGACCATGCATTCGTTGATCAGGTGACTGGCCGAGGCAATGGCCAGGTGGGTTTTGCCGGTGCCGACCTTCCCCAGCAGCAACATGCAGCGACCTTCCCGGCGATGCTTCGAAAAGTTGTCGACGTAGTCGGTACATGCATCCAAGGCAATCTGCTGGGCCGGATTCGACACGACGAAATCGGCAAATGTCTTTTCCGCGAAACGCTTCGGAATCCGGGCGCTTGATTGCTGAACTATCCGAAACTGAGAGCGCTTGCGCGCAAGCTCTTGCATGTCGCGTTTGTTGCTCGCGCAGATGGGACAGCCAGACAGGTTGCCAGCCTTGAAGATGACCGCCTCATATTCGCCATGATCCAGGCAGCTCGCTGGCTGACGGCCGATGACGCCGAATTTGCGGTCCATGTAAGCGCCGAAGTTAGAGACGGAAGGTGCCATTGGCGTTCTCCTTGGTACCGGCCTTGTAATCGCGAGTGTCGAAGCCGGAGTGCCGACTGGTCGGGAGTGGATGTACGGGGCTGACCGTTTTGTCGGGGAAGATCCCCGTCCATCCGTTGCTGATCGAAAGAGTCAGCACCAAATCGGGGGCTGTATGGTTCGCCAAGGCCTTGGCCTGTTGCTCACAGCTCTTGGCGGTAAGGGGTTTGTGGATTTCCTTGCGGTGCTGGCACCAGTCGGCCCAAACCTCGACGCTGACGTTTTCCGGCTTGGCGGTCAGCGGGTCGAACTTTGGCAATTTGCCTAGCGCGTTAGCGCCCTGCTTCTCCTGATTACTGGTTACCTGATTGGTACCCTGATTACTGGTACCCTGATTTGTCGGAAATTTTTCCGACCCTCCTCGGATTTTTTTCCGACCCTGTTCGGATATTTTTCCGACCTTGCTCGGAGATTTTTCCGAGGTAGATCGGATTTTTTTCCGACCCTCAAACGCCTCAGAGGTCGGATATTTTTCCGACCCATCCAACTTGCGATTCCACTCTTTGGCCTTTTCGGTTAAACGAAACAAACTGATGTTGGAAGTGTGGGATAGCTCGATCAGCCCGGCGGTCTCGAGCCCTTTGAGAAGCCGATATGCGGTATCTGGTTTGTCGGTGAGCAAGGGCAATTCCTCCACGATCTTTGCCTTGCTCAAGGCAAAGAAAATCCCGTTATCGGTCTTGATTGGCCTTGCCCAGCTAGGGCACTCGTAGACAAACGAAAACAGCAGCGCCTGCTGGGAGTTCAACCCCCACTCCAATGCTTTCACCTGGTTGATCGTGATCGTGAACTGCATATCAACCCTTCCCGCTTGGCGGTCGGGCTGGGCGTTTCGATTTGTGCAACTCAATCAGTGCGGTCACCTCTTCGTGCCGGGCAGCCAAGTGCTTCGCATGCAAGGCCAGAATCTCTGCGGCTTCCGCTGCCGTGATTTCGCCATCCTCCAGCGCCAGGGCAAGAAACTGGTCAACCCGGCCGCGCTTCACAGAAGTACGCAAAGAGCGCTGGTGCATGTCTACGTTGTCCAGCTCGCCGACCTCAGGCAGTCGAACAAATACGCCGCCGTACATCGCGCAGTT